GGGTTCATTAGTTTGGACACCGACGAGAAAGATGATTTGCAGTACAAGTACAGACGGAAGGCGGCATACTACTAATGTTTAAATTCATAAAGCGGTGGTGGAAAGTTAAAAAAATGTCCCGCGCTATCTGGCGTCAGGTTAAAATCGAGCAAACTTGTANTTTTATGTATGTAGCTGAACCTGTTGAGCGCGTACACGAGTGCTTAAAAGAATTTGGGCTTACGGATAAAGATATGCAGGCAAAATGTATGTCGTCTTTACCACCAGCGCGAAACAATAATGTAATTAAGGAAGACATAACATGCCAGTAGATAAAGGTTTATACCAAGCGCCGAAAGGCCTAGAACAACTGACTCAGAACGAGCCAGATATTGAAATCGAAATTGAAGACCCAGAAGCGGTTCATATTAACGGTGATGGCTTTGAGCTAGATATCGAAAAAATGGACGAAGTTGACGGTAGCGAAGAGTTCAATATGAACTTAGCCGAAGAACTTGATGCTGGCGCCCTTGAAACGATTGCCGGTGATCTGGCCTCTGACATCGAAAACGATTTGGCTTCCCGCAAAGACTGGGAGCAGATGTACAAAGACGGTATTACATTGCTTGGTCTGAAGTTTGAAGAACGCGTAGAACCTTGGGATGGCGCTTGTGGTGTATTCCACCCAATGATTACAGAAGCCGTAGTTCGTTTCCAATCAGAAACAATTATGGAGACTTTCCCTGCTAAGGGCCCAGTCCGTACACAGATTATCGGTAAAGAGACCCGCGAAAAGATGGAAGCGGCACAGCGTGTAGAAGCTGACATGAATTACCAGCTTACAGAAAAGATGCCTGAGTTCAGGAATGAGCACGAGCGTATGCTGTGGAATCTGCCATCTGCAGGTTCTGCGTTTAAAAAGGTGTACTTTGATCCGTCTATTGACCGTCAGGTTTCAATGTTTATTCCGGCAGAAGATATCATTTTGCCATATGGAGCTAGCGAAATTGCCTCTTGCCACCGCGTTACACACCGTATGCGCAAGACTAAGCAGGACTTGATCAAGCTACAGCGCGCTGGCTTTTACACCGATGTTGAGCTTGGGGAGCCACAAAAGTTCCGTACCGAGATTCAAGAGAAGAAAGATAAAGAAACTGGCTTTACTGCTAGCTACGATGATCGCTTTGAGCTGTACGAAGTACATGCTGATTTAGATTTACCTGGTTTTGAAGATAAGGACGATAGTGGTGAAGAAACAGGAATTGCTCTCCCGTATGTGGTTACAATGGTACGCGGCACGAATCAGGTTTTGGCGGTTCGTAGAAACTGGAAAGAAGAAGATCCGCTGCGTCTTAAACGCCAGCACTTTGTCCACTACCAATATATTCCTGGTTATGGCGCTTACGGTTTCGGCCTTTTCCATCTTGTTGGCGGTTTTGCTAAATCAGCCACTTCCATCCTGCGACAGCTTGTCGATGCCGGAACCCTATCGAATCTGCCGGGTGGTTTAAAATCCCGTGGTCTTCGCATTAAAGGTGATGACACTCCAATTGCTCCAGGTGAATTCCGTGACGTAGATGTTGGTTCAGGAACTATTCGCGACAACATCCTACCACTTCCATACAAAGAACCCTCTGCAGTTTTAGCTGGTTTAATGGACAAAATCATTGAGGAAGGCCGCCGCTTTGCAGCTACTTCGGATATGCAGGTATCTGACATGTCGGCTAATGCCCCTGTTGGAACTACACTAGCGATTCTCGAAAGAACCTTAAAAGTCATGTCAGCTGTTCAGGCGCGAGTGCATTATGCGCTGCGTCAAGAATTAAAACTAATTGCCGGTATTATTCGGGATTACACAGACGATGACTATACCTACGAGCCAGAACATGGCGACATGCAGGTTAAAAAATCTGATTACAAACACGTAGACATCCTACCAGTATCAGATCCAAACGCGGCCACACTATCTCAGCGTGTTGTCCAGTACCAGGCAGTTATTCAATTAGCCCAGTCAGCTCCACAGATTTACAACTTACCAGAACTTCATCGCCAGATGCTAGACGTGCTTGGCATTAAGAACGCTGACAAACTTGTGCCATTGGATGATGACCAGAAACCGAAAGACCCAGTAACAGAAAACATGGCTGCTCTAAAAGGCAAGCCAATGAAAGCGTTTATGTTCCAGGATCACCAGGCCCATATTCAGGTACACCAGATGGCTATGCAAGACCCAATCGTTCAACAACTTGTTGGGCAAAACCCACAGGCNCAAGCAATTATGGGNGCAATGCAGGCTCATATAGCAGAACACGTTGGGTATGCATACCGTCAGAAGATCGAAGAGGCTATGGGCGCATCACTCCCNTCACCNAAAGAAGAGCTTTCACCAGATTTGGAAGTTGAATTGTCTCGTTTGATTGCCCAAGCAGCTCCGCAAGTACTGGCTCAATCTCAAGCTATGGCTGCTCAACAGCAAGCCCAGCAAAATGCGAAAGATCCTGTAATGCAAGCTGAGTTAATTGACCAGCAAGTTAAGCAGGGCGAGCTGGAGCGTAAGAAGGCTAAAGACCAAACCGATGCACAGTTTAAACAACAAGAGCTCGCACTTAAAGCGCAGGAGCTTCAGTCCAAGAAAGTACAGGCTGGGGTCGATACCGCCACAACNTTTATCAATAATCAGCAGCAACACCAAGCTANTAAACGCCAGACATTGACTAGCGGGGCCTTGCAATTAGCCCAACTAGCTCAGCAAGATAAAGAGCACAGGCTTAATACAGCAGTAACCCTAAACCAACAGCAACAAACACCTAAGGAGAGTAAAACCAAATGATGGATCTACTAACGGCTGATTTCNTAGCCGCAATGCGTGACAAGTTGCGCACAGATATGAATAACTACACTGACGATTTGGCAAACGGGCAGTGNACAAGTTTTGAGCAGTACANAGAGCTCTGCGGTGTAATTCGAGGCCTAGCATTTGCAGAGCGCCATTTATTCGACCTCGCTGACAATATGAAAGAAGACAACGATGAGTGAAACCATCGCTTTGCCCCCACAAGGGTTTGTATTACCGGATGGCAGTATGCATTCGCTTGACGCAGTAGACGTAGAAGTAAATGAAGTAGCTGAGCCAACACCCGAAGAAATCCAGGTGCAAATGGCCCGCCAGCTACCTGAACCACGTGGTTGGAGAATGCTGTGTTCGCTGGTTACAGCCACAGACCAATACGATAGCGGCATTGTTAAGGCTGATGAGACTAAGAAGATTGAGGAGCTAACTTCCCCAGTTTTATTTGTTTTGAAGCTAGGCGATCTAGCCTATAAAGATGAAGCTAAATTTCCAACAGGTGCTTGGTGTAAAGAGGGTGATTTTGTTATTACCCGCCCTTATACAGGTACTAGGATCATGATTTACGGAAAAGAGTTTCGTGTTATTTATGACGACCAAGTAGAAGCAGTTGTCGAGGACCCGAGGGGGATCGCGCGTGCGTAATAGAACCGAATATCTTAGAGCTTGGAGAGCAGCAAACCCCGAAAAGGTTAAAGCGGCTAAACGAAAGTATTACTCTTCTGAAAAAGGTAAAGCACAAAAACGGAAGGAAGACGCAGCCTATGTAGCAGCTGGCGGTCGAGCTAAAGCAGAATTACGTAGAAGTGCTAAGCCGCTTTCTGAAACTAGAAAACAAGCAAAACTTAGATACCAGCTAGTTCGCCGTAGTTTTGAAAAAAATTTAGCAGAGCTTGATAGGCTAGTTCTTACTGAAGCGGTAGATCTTATGCGTAAGCGAAGTGCTATTACGGGCTTTTCTTGGCATGTAGATCATATTGTTCCGGTATCAAAAGGCGGAACAAGTAGTGCTAATAACCTGCAAGTTGTACCGGCTTTATGGAATCGCAAGAAATCCAACGCGCACACCGAACGCTTTTTCGGTGCTTAAAATAAGGAGCAATTATGGTTTACAAATTCCCAGACGAAGACGGAAGCTTTGATGAAAAGCCAGAAGTCGAGTTAGATGTAACTGCTGAAGGCGATGTTGTTGAGGCGGATATTGTTGTTGAAGACGATACTCCTGAACAAGATCGAAAGGCGCAGCCCCTAAACCGTGATGTAGAAGATCCCTCGGATGAAGAGATTGAGGGCTATACAAAAGGTGTTCAATCGCGCATTAAAGAGCTAACGCATGCCCGTCATGACGAGCGTAGAGCCAAAGAAAAGGCCGAACGTGAGAAAGAAGAAGCAATTCGTCTAGCTCAACATGCTATGGAAGAGAACAAGAAACTGAAGCAGTACGTTCAGACTGGTGAGACTTCCTACCAAGAGATGATGCGCGAAAAAGCCGAGGCTGAGCTTAATAATGCACGTGATAAGTTTAAGAAAGCGTCTGAAGACTACGACTCCGAGGCATTGCTTGCCGCCCAAGAAGCGTTGACTGAAGCGAAGATGAAAATTGAAGCTGCAAAAAATTTCCGTCCAAGTACTTTACAAACTCAAGAAAATGATGTACAAATACAACATACGGCTCCAGATGTACCCAAGCCCGACGAAAAAACTCTGCGCTGGCAGGCAAAAAACCAGTGGTTCGGATCGCCGGGGTACGAAGAGGTGACAGCCTTTGCATTAGGCTTGCATCAGAAATTGGTGGCCACGGGTTACGATCCGCGTAGTGAAGAATATTTCGAGAAAATTAATTCTCGCTTAAAGTCTGTGTTCCCTGATTTACTTCAGGATGACGAGCCAGCTAGCCGTAGAACCGGTGAACCTAGTAAAAAGCCGGCAACAGTCGTGGCTTCTGCTACCCGTTCAACGGGGGCAAAAAAAACTATCCGACTTACATCCACCCAAGCAGCACTGGCTGATAAGTTAGGTATTTCACGTGAATTGTATGCTAAGGAATTTTTAAAACAGGAGGCCCGTAATGGCTAATACTCGTAAAACGCGCGATGGCGAGAATCGCGAAACAGCTTCAACCCGTCCAATCTACCGCCCAGCGGCTACTCTGCCTGATCCTACTCCAGAATCTGGTTATAGCTTCAGATGGGTTGCTAAAGAGGTATTAGGACAAGCGGTACCAACTAACGTATCCCAAAAGTTTCGTGATGGTTGGGTACCGGTTAAAGCTGAGGATCACCCCGAACTTATGATTGTGGGTGATGCAAATGGAAACGTTGAAATCGGTGGTTTGATCTTGTGTAAGATCTTAACAGAGCACCTCGCAGCACAAAAAGAGTACTACGAGTCGCAAGCACAAAATCAGATGGATTCGGTTGATAACCATTTCATGCGTAATAACGATGCACGTATGCCTTTGTATAGTGAGCGTAAAAGCACAGTAAGTAAAGGTGGTGGCTTCGGGAGTGGTTCACGTTAATTAACTTTTTAGGAGGCTTTAAATGGCTACAGTATCCAGTCCTTATGGACTAAAGCCGATCAGCCTGATCGGTGGGCAATCCTTTACTGGCGGCACAATTCGCGAGTATCAGTTGACCTATAACAACACAGCACCAATTTTTACTGGTGACTTAGTGCAACTTGGCACAACCAGCAATTTACCTGGTATGCCTATTGTTGTTTCTTCAACCCCAACAACCAGTTCTACTGGTATTGCTGGCGTTTGCGTAGGCGTACGTTATCAATTAGCAGGTCAACAACTAGGCTACCCTTTGTATGCTCAGTATTTGCCAGCTAACGCGATCACTGCAGGATATACAAACGTATTTATCCGTGTAATCGAAGACCCAGATCAGTTGTATCAAGTACAAGCTGCTGGTTCTGTAACTTATACCTCTATTGGTAAAACTGCTGCTTTAGGCAACTTTACTGGTGGTACAAGCTCTGCAACTGGTAACACAACATCTGGTGATTCAGTAATCAACGTAACTGGCTCTTTGAGTTCAGGCGTGTTGACTGTTGCTAACACCTCCGCTCTTGCTGTTAAGATTGTTGACTTGGTTAACTCCAGCTCTACATTCGGCGGCAATTTCCCTTCTAACCCCGGTGATGCATACACTGATTTGATCGTCAAGTTAAACTTTGGCGTACATCAGTACTATCAATCCGCTGGTACAGCTAACTAATAAAGGAGCTATAACATGGCTATTTCACGTTCACAGCTCTTAAAAGAGTTACTCCCAGGACTAAACGCGTTGTTCGGTTTAGAGTACAAGCGCTATGGCGAAGAGCATAAAGAAATTTATGACATCGAAGCCTCTGAGCGTTCATTTGAAGAAGAGACAAAACTGTCTGGTTTCTCGGCTGCTCCAGTCAAGAACGAAGGCGGTGCAATTTCTTACGATAATGCACAAGAAGCTTTTACAGCTCGCTACTCACACGAAACTATCGCTTTGGGTTTCTCAATCACTGAAGAAGCGATTGAAGATAACTTGTATGACTCATTGTCTGCTCGTTACACCAAAGCATTGGCTCGCGCTATGTCTTACACCAAGCAAGTTAAAGGTGCTTCTGTATTGAATAACGGTTTCTCATCTAGCTACCTCGGTGGCGATGGCGTTGCATTGTTCTCTACAGCTCATCCATTGGTAAACGGTGGTACAAACAGCAATACTGTTGCTACCCCTGTTGATTTGAACGAGACTTCTTTGGAAGCCGCAACAATTCAAATCGCTGCCTGGACTGATGAGCGCGGTCTCTTGATCGCTGCTAAGCCACGCAAACTGGTGATCCCACCTGCTTTGATGTTCGTTGCTACTCGTCTGTTGGAAACTAACCTCCGTGTTGGTACAAACAACAACGATATCAATGCATTGAAAAACAATGGCACAATCCCAGAAGGCTACGCTGTTAACCACTTCTTGACCGATACAAACGCATGGTTTATTTTGACCGACGTTCCAAACGGCCTGAAAATGTTTGAGCGTACACCACTCCAGAATTCTATGGATGGTGACTTCGATACTGGTAACGTTCGTTACAAGTCTCGTGAGCGTTACAGCTTCGGTTGGTCCGATCCCCTCGGAGCATGGGGCTCAAGCGGTTCATTCTAATCTGAATGTACCCAATAAAAACCCCCGCTCACAAGGCGGGGGTTTTTTCATTGTAATGAAGCTTCCTGTGGCAGTTCGAACACAGCACAATACATTTTTTAATTTCTTTGTAGGCTTTGGTAAACATCTTGGAACTAATTAGAGCACTTACTTCATACTCTTTTTCGCTTGGGTCTATATGGTGAAAATCCATACAGGCTATGTGGTTCTCCTTACACCGTGCGCAATGCAGACTCCCCTTGAATAGGTCCCACTTCTCCTTACCCCGCTTGGAATACTTAGTAGTAGCCTCTATTATCTTTTCTTTATTCTTCTCATAGTGCTTGCGGCTCTGCAGCTTATGGTA